AATGTTAACCGTCAAAGATGTTGTAGCCAAGGTAGCGCGGCTGCAGACTAAGTATGCTCCACGCGACCAGCGTATGCGTAGCGTACTTTCTGTACGTCAGGGAGATATCTCCAAGGTCTATCCAGCGATGTTTACCGAGGAATACCCAAAGCCTCTAGTCGCCAACTTCATTGACGTTGCCGCCCGTGACTTGGCTGAAGCGATGGCTCCGCTGCCATCCTTTGAATGTTCTGCTACCAATATGGTCTCCGATGCAGCGCGTAAGGCTGCTGATACCAGAACCCGTATCGCTAACTATTACGTCTCAGGTTCAGACCTGCAGATTCAAATGTACACAGGCGCTGATTGGTTTAATACCTACGGTATGTTGCCAGCCATCGTAGAGATGGATTACGAGTCCAACAATCCACGTATCCGTTTGCTAAATCCATTCGGTGTATATCCTGAAATCGATAGATTCGGTCGGACTATCTCGCTAACGCAGATGGTCAATATGGATGCTGAGTCGTTGGCATCGCAGTACCCAGAGTTCTACAACGAGATTCTCGGTAAGAAGATGGGACCCTTTGGCATAACCAATACCCCTTACCTGACTCTTGTTCGTTACCACGACAAAGATCAAGACCTAATCTTCATCCCAGAGCGGAACAATCTGGTCCTTTCCCAGACTCCCAATCCGCTCGGTAAGTGCCTTGCAGCAGTAGCCGTTCGTTCATCCATTGACGGTGAAGCGCGAGGTCAGTTTGACGATGTGCTAGCGGTACAACTTGCACGCGCCCGATTTGCAGTTCTGCAAATACAAGCAGCAGAGAAATCAATCCAAGCTCCTATTGCTATCCCACAGGATGTTCAAGAACTTGCCCTTGGCCCTGATTCGATTATGCGCTCTGCTAACCCACAGGCAATCCGTCGTGTACCGCTAGAACTTCCTGCCGGAGTATTCTCCGAGTCACAAGTCCTTGAGCGAGAACTACGCCTAGGCGCTCGTTACCCAGAGGTACGAAGCGGTAACCTAGACGCATCAGTTGTAACTGGTCGTGGCGTACAAGCGCTACAGGCTGGCTTTGATACTCAGATTCGTTCGGCTCAAGCACAGTTTGCTCGCCTCTTTACCGAACTTGTCTCGCTTTGCTTTGAAGTAGATGAGAAAGTCTTTGGCAATATGACCAAGGAAATCAAGGGCAGCGAAGACGGAACGCCATACTCAATGAAGTATGTTCCTAAGAAGGCTATCGCTGGTGAGTACGGTGTAGATGTTCGCTACGGCATTATGTCCGGTATGGATCCTAACCGAGCCATCATCGCATTACTACAGATGCGAAGCGATAAGTTAGTTAGCCGTGATTATGTGCGACGTGAGATTCCGATGGAACTTAATGTCACCCAAGAAGAACAGCGCGTAGATATCGAAGAGATGCGCGATGCACTTCGTGTAGCTATGGCTCAGTATGCTCAGACAATCCCAGCGCTTGCAGCGCAAGGTCAAGACCCATCAGAGATTGTCACAAGAATCGCTAAGATGATTCAAGGCCGTCAAAAAGGTAAGGCTATTGAGACCATCGTAGATGAAGTATTCGCCCCAGAACCACAACCCGAAGTTCCGATGGGCGCAGAAGTTCCAGCAGCAGGAATGGCCCCAGCCCCTGCCTCGCAGCCAACTCCAGAAATGATGGCTGGTGCGGCCCCTGCTGCTGGCGCTCGTCCCGATATAGCAACTCTACTCGCACAAATCGCAGGCTAGGAGGTGTAAATATGAACAAGGGTGGTCGCGCAAAGGCTCCAGTAGCACAGCCTACAAAGGGCAAGATGGATACCAAGAAGCCAGCAAAGTCCGACGTAAAGTTTGGCTATGCTCCAGCAGGACGCAAAGGCAACAAGGCTTAGGGATTTACAACCGAGAGGATAGAGCGTGAAGAAGGAACCTAACTATGTCCCACGCTCTATTCGTCTCGCTGATGTCGGCGTCGTATTCGCCGGTTTATTTCACAACGTGATGACAGCATTCCACGTATTTTCAGATGAGATTTTAGAGTTAGCAACATACAACGCAATCCGCAAGACCGAAGTCACAAAGGCTTGGGAAGAGTTCGCACAAGATTTAGAGAAGATGGAGGATGGCAATGGCTAGAGGCCCACTGGCAGGTGCAGCAGGTCCAGGCAAGTTCTCCGTCAGAACAGACGGAATGAGTTTGCCTAGCGCCGGATATGGCGAAGGTGTAGAGACTGCAGCAATCAAGTCAGGCGCACCATTGGCTAAGACACCTGACGTAAAAGGTATGTCACGATCAGAGATGGGCGTGGCTCCAAGCCAAATGCAACCAGTAACTTCACTTTATGCCCCAACTCAAAGACCAGATGAACCAATCACTGCTGGCATTGCAAGAGGTGAAGGCCCTGGCCCAGAAGTTCTGGGTATAAACGCAGCTATGCCTAGAGAGAAGACTTCAGATATCTTGGTCAGAATGTTGCCTTTTGATGCAACGGGTGAGATTGCGATTCTGCTTCAAGAGGCACAAGCGCGGGGCGACTAAGTGGCAGAGAATCTAAAAGCAGCAGCATTCTCGGCAGGTCTTTCTGATAAAGAACTCAAGCGTATTGAGTCTTTGAATAAAGCCCTTGGCGTACACAGAGAGTTATCTAATCTTCCACAAGTGGTTGCTCAGCGTCAATACAGTAAGTTGACACCTGACCAGCAACAATCTCTTAATCAAACCTTTGGACAGGAAGATCCTGTTGAAAAGCCTAATCGTGGCTGGCTAGGCACTGCTTGGCATTACTCAATCGGCGGTTTATTAAATATCGCTCAAGAATTATCCGACCTTACCACCCGCGCTTATCGAGCAGTGGCTATCCCACTGATGGAAGATAAGAAGATTGGCTTTGCTTGGGATGAGGCTAACGATAAGGGCGATAAGGTATTTAACCCTAACCGATTAGCAGATGCTCGTCGTAAGTTCGGTGCCATCCAGACTGAAATAGCTATGAAGATTACACAGCGAGTTCCTATGTCGCAGTTAATCAAGGAATACGAAAACAACCCACAAGCCCTTAAGTACATTCAACTTGGTTACAAGAAGGCTGGCACACCACAAGAGCAGGGCGTTATGGAAGACGCCATCACTTTTGTTGATTCTGCTAAGTATTCTCCCGGTCGCCAGTTCGCTAACATTATTGATGCAATCACTCCGGGTGAGTTGGTAAAGAGTGGCTTTGCTTGGAAAGTAACTTCAGGTAGTGTTGACGCAGCCTGGCGTATTGGCCTTGATCCGACCATAGTCGGCGGTAAGGTAAAGCGCTTAGTTGATGTATCTAAGTATGCTTTAGATGTAGTCGTCGGTGCCAATAAGGTCGATGAGGTATTCCAAGCTAAAGGCGTAGTTAACTTTTGGGATAACTACGGAGCAGTCCTTGACCGTTACAGCAAGGCGGTAAAAGCCGGTAAGACCGATGAGGCTATGGTTGCTCGTAACGAACTACGCACGATTGCCCCAGAGTTTGGTCCATCAGTAATCAAATCTTTCTTAGACGCTGATATTCCAGTTACCAATGCTGTTACCGCTAAGGCCTTCTTCCAAAACGCCAAGCAGGTAGAAGAGATGATGAAGGGGCAGATTGGTCGGCGTCGCGTATTGATGCCTCGCCTTGACCTGTCAAGGAAAATACGAATCAATGTTTTAACTACTGGTAATAAGTTGCTTAACCTTGATCGGGTAGGCCCAGACTTAGTTGACAGTATGTTCTTCGGCGCAGCCGCTACTGATGATGGTATTGCAGAGAAAATCATCAACGGACAGAAGGAAATCGTAACCGACCTAAAGGCTGGAGCATCCGGCAAGAATGTTGGTCGTTTCTCATCTGCGATGATTAAGGGCCGTATAGATAGATTCAAGGCTAAGTTCACCGCGATTCCGTTCTTCCCAGATAATGTCTTTGATGTCACCGCAGCAGATGCCTCTGACAAGATATACAGACTTGCTCGGTTGGTTATGCCTCAGCGTGAGTCTAAGTTACTTGCTCAGGCTTTTGAGAATATCGATGATGTTGGTCGCCGTAAAGATATTTATTACGGGATTATTGGCACTGTTGGTGACTATCGTGGCATCACCATTACCGCAGAGGGTCAAGTTATCAACCGCCAGTTGACAGGCAAGAGCAAGCCTATCTTCGCAGCAGACGATATCAATGGCAACAATCCTTCCAAGGCTTTTATCAATGGGCAGGAAGAGTCAATAGCACTGATTCCTTCAGACATATCGCCATTCGTTTCAGCCCCTTCTATCCGCGACATTGACCGAGCAGCAGCTCGTAGCGGCATAGTCCAAAGATTTGCCGGTCTTGCCCATAAAGACTGGGTTGAGAAGATGACTTCCTACTGGTCGTTCTTTACTCTTGCTGGCCCACGTTATGCAATCCGTAACGCTACCGAAGATCTTATGGTTCACCTTGCTATTGGTGAATCACCTTGGGGCTTGGCGAAGTCACGCTTTCTATCAACACGTCTTCGCACTGCTCGTCAGGCCGAGAAGGGCTTGACCAAGTGGGAGGCCAGAGCTAATAATCCGCTTGGCTTTATGATGCGTATGCTCAATAAGGATGAAGCAGAGGCTTACGCAAAGCGTATGAATGACGCAATAGAGTCCGGTGGTGGCATACAAGAAGTCCGAACCATTATGGCTGAAGCCATCAATGAGGGTAAAATAAATCGCTTTTACAAGGCTGTTGGTCTCGGTAAAATGCTTGATGCCGATAAGGCCGCACTGCGTAAGCAACTTCTACACGGCGACTTGGACAACGCCCTTATGGACGTAGTTGAAGGTGGCAAGCAGACCTTTACCGGCCTTGATTACACCACCCGATCACTGGCTAAGGCTCGCAAGAACCGCGTCCGTAATATGGAACTCAAGATGGAATACCCAGCAGGTGTCCGTCGCGCTCGTAATGCCAAAGAGTTCAGACCGATTGCCCCTTGGGTTGATGAAGCAAGCCGAGTCGCTTGGATGATGCGTATTAACTACTACGCAAATGACCGCTTAGGCGCTATCGCTGTCGCTAATCTTGACAATAAAGATGAAGCAGTGCGTCTAATCACCCAATGGTTTGAGGCTAATCCTAATATCTACAGTCAGTTCCGCTGGAAAACTGCCAATGTCTCAATGGAAGAACACGCAGAGCGCGTATTTGAAGCAGCAAAGCAGTTGTTCTCCAAGAAGAATGGCGATTTGAACCTAGACCTACTTAGTAAAGTACGTGTTATTGACCCAGAAACTGGTGCTTACAAGGTAGCCGGACGTCTATCAATAGACGATTTGCCACTTACTGAGATTGATTCACCTAGGCTTATTGTCGGACCGGCATTAGTTGCCGTATCTGACAGTGGAAACTACACCGCATCCTTGATGGAATGGGGTTGGGACTGGCTAGGCGAGGCTAATGCTCGCTTATCACGTGAGCCAATGGTATTGGCTGAGATGATAAAGCTACGTAAGCAGTTTGAGAAGAGCGGCTTTGAGAAAGCCTTTATCCAAGCGCACCTAAGAGGCATTGATCCAACAGATGCCAAGAAGATTCAGAAGGCCACTAACTACGCAGAGCGTAAGTTGGCTGAAATCGTAGAGGACCGCGCTCGCTTGCAGACTTTGGCCTACGTAGATAACCCTATGATTCAGAGCCAGTTTGCATTCTCTGTCCGTAACTTCGCTCGATTCTATCGCGCTACTGAAGACTTTTATCGCCGCCTTTACCGAGTTGTTCGTTACAACCCAGAAGCGATACAGAAGTTAGCCCTGACCTATGAAGGTATTACCCATTCAGGATGGGTCGTCAAGGATGACCAAGGTGAGTCATACTTTATCTACCCAGGACTAGAGCCTGTCTACAAGGCGGTACAGTTTACCCTTCAAGGCTTAGGCGTTGACGCGGAGTTTAAGACTCCTCTGCCGGTTCAGTTTGGCGCAGACTTAAAGATGATTACCCCATCTGCCGATCCGAACAACTTGGTGCCTACATTTGCTGGACCTGCCGCTGCTGTGTCAATCAAGTTGCTTACTAACATTATTGACGTTATGGGCGCTCCTGGAGCGGCAGATACCATAACAAGATACACGCTGGGCAGATACGCAGTAGACCAACCAATGCTCTCTGCTTTCTTGCCAGCTCACGTCAATCGCGTCTATGCGGCGATGAATCGAGATGAGCGGGATAGCCAATATGCCTCTGCTTGGCGTAAGGCTGTAACCTATCTTGAGGCTTCAGGTCACGGTATCCCAAAGCGCTACGATGAAGATAACAACCTTATCCCCCCATCAGCGCAAGAACTTGAGGAATATCG